AGTTTTTAGGCACAAAATAAGGAGCTGTTTCCTTTGTTGCTGTTACGACAGTTTTGTATACCTTAATTGATACAGTGCGACCATCTGCTGTAATTATATTATCACTATCCTTGAATTCCTGTGCGGCCTTGTAACCGATTGGCGTAAGAATTTTGGATGAGGCAGTGAAGCATGCTAATAATGATTCTATATAGTCAGTTATAGTTACTTGGTCCGCTGAACCACTAATTAATACACCATTTGAACTATAATTTGGAGAACCTCCACTTGTTGTTACTATACAAGGATAGGCTGCTGGTTCAGTGGCACCGAATAAATATGGTGAACTTGATGCAGTATTTATTACAGCGGCCATAGCAGCAAAATCACTGGGAGATGGAAGTGATTGAAAGGCTTGGAAATACGCAACGTTTTTAATTCTTAGTTGAGCATTCGCTGTATAGTTTGGTGAACTACCGATTGTAATTTGTGATAATACATTGCACTGGGCTGTTATATCAGCACCAAGCGGTGTTAAATCAATGTCTGCTCCGCCAAAACTGCTCCATCCAGTACCATCATCCATCCACATATTTATAAACATTTGTGAATTTACAGAATAAGTCTCAATTGTAATAGCATATGTATAACTTGTATTTACAGGATTTAATCCTGTATCGGTTCCTACTTTTGAACCTCCTATATAACCAGCAAACGAAAATGTTGGGCTTTGTCCATTTCCAGTAACAGGTAAAGCAGGACCAAATGATACATCAATTCCGTTTACACCTGGAGTACCGCTACCAATATAAAATATAGGGTTTTGTACAGCAGAATTTGGAGTAGCATTAAATTTAAATATAATGACAAGACTATTATTTAAAATTGTATTTGCATTTGGAATCGGTACTGTTGTCATGGATTTTCTAATAGATGATAAGTATTTTAGTATTTTGAAGTTAAACTTCAGAAAACTAAATTTTAATATTTTATTGTTTACTGCTTACATACGGGCAGGGAAACCAACTAAGTTAGCACCGAGACCGAAACCTGCACCCTGACGAGCTGTTAAACCAACAGAGGGAGATAAGAGATCGAGGATGGCAAAGACAACGGCGGCAACTGTGGCAACGACTACAATTTCCTCAACATTTGGGACCTTGCGAGGGATGATGACCATGGCTACGGCGACGGCGAGACCCTCGAGGAAATACTTAATAGCACGTGTTAAAAGTTCAGTGGCGGAAAAGCTGTCCATTTGGTCTTATAATCGGGGATGCGAAAAAAAAACGCGACACCGGGTTGCGTTAAAATCTAAAGAGAAGAGTGCCTGGAGTGTATAGAACCACCATGGCGGACAATGAAGATAAGAAGGAAGTTTATCTCGAAGCAGACAAGGAAATTCCGGGACAACACTATGTATGTTTAAGCTTTCTAAGCCCTCAGAAGATCTTGAAGAACAAAGACCTTTATTTTTTCCAGAAATTTCTTGTAGATTATGAGGTTCAGTACAAGATTAAAGCAACAGAATCTTTTACAATGAGTCAAGCAGTTAAATTACAGACATCTGTTGCCAAGGTTCAGGATGCATTAGATAATATGATGCTTAAGAAGGATAATCTAACCGTAGAAGACCTTAGCGGTGCATTAGCAACCGTAAAAGAAGTACGAGGTGGACTTGTCAGCGGAACTTCGGCAGATTTGGAAGCTCATGTTAAGGCTGAAATGAAGGACTTCAAGGAAAGTACAATTCAGGATGCCTATGAAACCTTTTTATTCAAAAATAAGAAGAAGCTCGAAGATGAATTCTTTGCGGCCAATGATTTCCGTACAACCGTTCAAGGCCTCAAGGTACGCGGTGTCTATGATACTTACAATGAAGCTGTTGGTCGTGCCAAAAATCTTCAGAAACTTGATCCTGCGTTCAATGTTTACGTTGGTCAGGTAGGCTTTTGGTTACCATGGGATCCTGAACCACATGATGTTGCTGATCAGGAATATGCCGATGACCATTTGAACACTCTCATGAAGAAATATAAGGAAAATGAACAGATGCGTGATGAGTTCTACGTTAAGACAAAGCAGGAGCGTCTAGCCGGTGCTAAGGTTCGCTCTGGTGATATTTCCGTCGGTCCTGCTCAATCTGCCAGTGTAGAGGGAGGTAATGATATTACTCCAGTCAATGATATGTTTTCTCCTGGTGAAGACTTGGCTATTCGTCGTCGCCGTGAACTTGCCGAAGAAAACAAGGTTCAGCATGCGTAAATAAATATAAATTCTAAAATATCTATACTTTGATAATATATGTATAATTCAAAGTATAAACTCTTTCCTCAATAATTTATGATTGTAATATACGATCCCTTATAGCTCCGAAACCAGCATCCTTAAGCATTGCATCTGTATCAACTGGTGCATATACATCAATCGTTGCATCGTATTCTCGTTCATTTGCGGGTGTATTATCTTTTGCTTTTGGTTTTCTAGAATGACGCACTGATGCCGGAATATAAGAGGCTTGTCTACAACTTTCATGAACTGAAGGTTCAGATACCCAAAAAGGTTTCCTTCGTCGAACATCCACACAACACATAGTATTACGCTCAATTGATGGCAAAAAACTGAATAATACACCCATTTATAATGGCATTCTATTTAGAATGTCAAACGATGCTAAACAATGTCCCTGGTGCCAACGATGGTGTCTCAAAGACAATGCCTGTAATTATATATTTGCCTGTGGATTGCCAACAGCAGGGAGGTTTGTAGTTGGAACGGGATGCGGACGATCCTGGTGCTGGTCCTGTGGAAAAAAGTTTTGTGGAGTCTATATTGATCCTCTTACAGGAAAGAAACAATCTGACGCAAAGGAAAATCATAATGCGTCATGTTGTATGGCTGAGACGGGATTTATACAGACCGAATATTGTGGCGGTGGTCATAATAGTCATTGTGAACGCCGATGGAATTCTTAAACTCGTCGAGTCTTGACGCGTCTTGATTTTCGATGTTTACGTGTGCTGTTAGATGTAAATGTTGGTTTTGAAAAAACTATATATTCATTGTGTGTTTCTTGCTCAAATTGTTCAGAAATAATAAATGGCATATGTTCTCGTTTAACGATTTGAGATATCCAAGGATGTTTAGAAAGAAGTTTTTTCAAGACCGTTTTAAAATTTAAAAGTGCAGTTGTGGCATTAGTTTTTTTTGAATAATTACGCAAACTTCTAAAGTCATTATCAAATGGAATTATAATAGAACCTCCAGGTTTTAAAATATTCCAACCGTCATCAAACAAATTGTAAAATATAGAATCGTGATAAAAATAATTATGAATTTTTGAAAATGGATGATATAAAGGACAATGTTGTGTCCAAATAATATCCTTGGACGCAGGTAAATAATCTTCCCAACGCTTATTTGAACTATACGGATCTACATAGTCTGCTTCCAATTTTACCGGGGCATCAAACTGTGGTTGATTATATATAAATAATTTCGCATCTTCTGATTCATTATGACATGCGACTAAAATATCCATAATTCCTAAATATTGCGTTTATTTTTTTTGTATATATTCTTCTTATAAAATAAAAATGCCGTCAGAAAAAACACCTATTGTTGGCTCAGAAATCAAATCAAATACATATTACGATTTAGATGAATCTTATTTGAAACCCAAAAAAAGTAATATGTTTATACAATTTTTTCGCAAACTATATGAGTTCATTGTTAAACCTCCGACACAAGGTTAACTTAAAAACAATTCTATATAGTTAAATAGAATCATGTCGGCGTCTGTTAAAAAGATTGTGGCGTCGCTACAAACAGATTTTTTCAAGGTATTACCTACATTGAAAAAGAAGCAGCTTGAAGATGCTATTAAATATATCAATGACCAATACTATAATAAAGGTGTATCCTTGTTAACTGATGAAAATTATGACCGTTTGAAAGACCATATTGTGAAGACGTTTGGTCCATCTGAGGCGACGGAGGGTGTCGGTGCCGAAGTAGCTACCAAGGCCAAAGTTAAATTGCCGTATTTTCTTGGCTCTATGGACAAAATCAAGCCAGATAAGAATAATCTGGCTGGTTGGGTCTTAAGTTATCCTGGTCAGGTTTGTATTAGCGATAAACTTGATGGTATTTCTTGTTTAGTTGTTAAGAAAGACGGCAAACGTGCGTTATATACTCGTGGCGACGGACATATTGGTCAGGATATAACATTTATGATGCCATATATTCAAGTCGGTGATTTTCCTGGATTAGATACATATGCTGTACGTGGTGAATTAATTATTTCTAAAGCAAATTATGATAAAATTAAGGAAGGTCGTGCTGGTGCTCGTCAAATGGTTGCCGGTTTGGCCAATCAAAAGACAATGACTAAAGAACGTAAAGATTTAATGACGTTGATTGATGTTATTGCCTATGAAGTCATTGTTCCTGAGGCTCTTACACCTATTCAGCAATTTACGTTATTAGAATCCAAGTCTACCTTTAAAGTCGCACGCTGGTCGGCTGATAAGGAGGTTACAATTGAGCATTTGAGCGACGTTTTGGCTGCTCGTAAAAAATCCTCAGCCTATGAAATTGATGGTATAATTGTTGCTCATGACGCTGTATATCCTCGTCGTGAAGGTGGCAATCCTACATTTGCGTTTGCGTTCAAAATGGAATTTGCTGACCAAATGGCCACCACAGAAGTTTTGCGAGTACTTTGGGAGGCGTCGAAGGACGGATTTTTGAAGCCAACAGTAAACTTTGAACCTGTAAATATTGGTGGTGTTACCATTCAGTATGCTACAGGATTCAATGCTAAATTTATTCATGAAAATGGTATTGGGCCAGGAGCATTTATAGATATAATTCGTAGTGGTGATGTAATTCCTTACATTAAAGATGTAAAGGCACCATCAAAGACTGGACCTGCTATGCCTCCAGCAAAATGGCACTGGAATGAAACAGGTGTAGATGCTATTTTAGATGATATTAGTGCGAATCCTGATGTACAGAAGAAGGCACTTTTGTATTTCGCACAAACCTTGGAGATTGATTTCTGCGGTGAAGGTGCTGTTGGGAAATTATATGATATTGGTGTAAGGATGCCAGCAGATTTCTTTAAGGTGAAAGTCGAGGATTTAGATGGTCATGGATTTGCCAAAGTTAGTGCTACAAAATTAGTGAATGCTATTGCGGCTGCTAAATCAAAGGCAACTATAACACAATGGGCAGTTGGTTCAGGTATTTTTGGTCGCGGTATAGGTACAAAGCGTATTGAAGCTGCGTTTGGCGTGATACCCCGTGATTTGGTGGCGGTTGCGGATACTAAGGCAAAGATTTTAGGACAAGGTGGTTGGTCTGCTGAATCAGTAGATGATATGCTATCAAAACTAGGTGAATTTCGTAAGTTTTTGGATAGCGTTGGAGTTGCTGCAGTACGACCAACTACGCCCAAGGCTGCGTCGCCCAAAGGTGCTAAGATGGCTAATCAGGTTGTACTATTTACGGGATTCCGCAATAAGGAGTTGGAAACAGCGATTTTAGCCCAAGGTGGTGTTGTTGCTGATACATTTAGTAAAAAGGTGACATTACTTGTAGTCAAGGATGCCAGCGTTGCTAACGAGAAGACAAAGAAAGCTGCTGAATTGGGAATTCCTGTGGAAGTTGCAACGTCCCTAGAACGGCGGCTGTAAAAAAAAGTACTACTCGAAAGAATAGTATAAAATAAACTTAAAAAAATGATTTAAGAATTGCTACATTGTGATGTAAGTATCAACACAATGTATATACTATATATTCAACCAGATAATATTTGCCGTGATATATATACTGCTGCGGCGGATGCCTATAACACAAAGCCTGTAAAGGAGCGTGATGCCGGCTTCGACCTGTACTGCGAAGGTATTCAAGTAGGTGTTGATGGTGTTACAAAGATTTCACAACAATGTACTGCTGGTTTGTGGGATCCTATGCTAGGTAGATTTCGTGCCTATTACATGATGCCTCGTTCTAGTATTTCTAAAACTCCACTACGATTAGCAAATTCGGTTGGCATTATTGATGCTGGTTACCGTGGTAAGTTAATTGCTGCTGTTGATAACATAGATAAAGCAAGTGTATACAATGTAGCACCCGATACACGACTCTTCCAAATTTGTAGCCCTGACCTAAATGTCTTTCATAAGGTGGAAATTGTAGATACTATTCCTGGCGGTCCTACACTTCGTGGGGATGGTGGATTTGGTAGTACTGGTCTATAAGGCATATTCGACTTTATTTTTTGTTGAGTATATTAAATGAGTACACCAACTATTATTTCAGTTGGACATCGTTGTAGTTGTGCTGGACTATTAAAAGAACTTGGATATAAACAAGAAAGTTATCCATTTGATTGGCTTATAAGTAAGTTAGATGTTATACAACATTGTATTGAAAATAATTTTGTTGAATTTATGAAAAAAGAGAACTATAAAGTCATTATGTGTAATACAATAAACAACACTGATAATGTTATAACTCATTTAAAAGAAGAAGGAATTTATGTAAATCGTTTTTATCAACCTGAACAATCTGCCTCAAAATCTACATTTCATCTTCGTTTAGGAATTAATCATTATGATATTTTTTCAGACCATGGACAATCCTATTATCAACGTTGTATACATCGTTTCAAGACAAAAATGTTAAGTACTGATAAAAAAATACTTTTATATTTTCATCCTATTATTGGATCAAACGAATTTCAAAATAATTATGACTCTATAAGAGACTTAATTATACATTTTTTTGATTTTATTCAAGGTACCTATAAAAATGTTTATGGACTCTTTATAATACTTGTAAAATGTGAAAAAGTAGACCTAAAAATTTTATATAAATTACCTGATATTATAATTTATAAACTTGAAACAAATTCAGAACTTATTGATACAGGATATGTGTGGGAAGGACAATGTAAAGAAGAAAATGAACTAATTTATAAAGTAGTTAAAGATCATTATAATAATCCTGATACTTATTAATATTTACGTACTAAAACTTGTGGACCTTTAAGAGTACCACCACCCGTTGTTAGCATAGCACCTGTTTCACCAGCTGCCTCAGCCGCTTCGCGTGCTCGGTCTGCTTCTGCCGAACGAATCCATAATTCGCGGCTACCAATCTTAAAATCAGGGGTCGTTGGGGCCTTATACCAAAACACACAATCTTCAATCTTGTTTGTTTTTGCTCCGTTATGAATCACTAAACATTCATAATTTTCTGTACATTGATCCATAATCTGACAGAAAAGTTCAAACGACGGAAATATACCAGCAAATTGCTCATAAATTTTTTTACGAGCACTTACTTGATTTTCACGAAGTATAAATACATAGTCAACTTGGCCACGTAATACTGGTGGAATACCTAATACATACTGTAAGGCTAAAATATATAAAAGACCATAATGACGGCCATTCATAAATAAAGAACGAACATTGCGATCATTAATCCATTTTGTATCATACATACAATCGTCCATTACTATGAATGCTTTTCTATCTAAATTACTTGTGCCACGAGTGTCTTTATCTTTGCGAATTTGCTTCATAATAGCATCCTGACGTTTTAGTACATTGCCGATTATAGCAGGATTGAATTCTTCGTGTATAAACAAACTAGGAACAATGGATGAATAGAATGCATTCGCACCTTCTGTTCCTGAAATCACCGTTCCAACTGGCATATGTTTCTTATGCCACATTAAATCCTTAATTAAATATGATTTACCAGTACCACGTCGACCAATCATAAGTACAACTGCGTCATCAGGAATAATACGCATATCAAACTTGCTTAACCGGAGATTTACTTGTGGACGTGAACCAGTTGGATCAGGAGCTAACGATGGAATCATAGAACTCAATGATGTTGGAGCAGGTGGACGAGGCCCCCATACATTCTGTGTATTATTTGCCATAGTATACAGAAGACTCTGGTTTTTTTATAAATATATATTCGCGTATGCGTTTACAAGATTATTGCGTCTGTTTGTTGAAATAAGACCCGGTATATTCGTGTAGAAATGGCACGAGGGCGCGGAAATACAAAACCACGAGGCGGTCAAGGAGCCAGAGGTCGTGGAGGTAATCATAATAGTTCGTCTGTACCACGCACATCTGTTTACGTAGCTAAACCTCTTGTTTCCAAATTACCTGATATTTTATGTATAACTCCTACAATTGGAACTGTACCATCTGTTATATGTGATGCTTTGCCAGAATTTCGTAATATTCAGTCTTACTTTTCTGCACTAGAACGTTTATGTCCTGAATATGGAGGATCCTATAGTGCCTATAAAAATACCTGGCTTGGTATTTCTGGTGAACAAATTGTACGTTTAGAACGTATTGGTGATTCTGGATTTGAAGCTGCTCTTCATATGACAAATGGTAAAGTTCAACCTATTTTTATTAAACGTATTCATTTACTTGACGCAACATGTGCTATGGAAGGTGAATACGTATGGCCTAATGACGGTGCCTTACCTGCTCCAAGTGAATTATGGAAACCAGCGTTGGCTAAAATTAATGATCCGTTAAACGAAGCCTATGTAGATACTTTATTTGCCTGTGCTGCCCACAATATGGTGAATGCTAATGTTTCGCCTCATTGGTGTAAGTCATTTGGAACATTTACAGCCCGTGTTGAAAAATATCGTTTCAATATTTCTGAAGAATATTATTCAATGAAAAGTAAACCATGGTGGAAACGAAATCAAAAATTAGGATTGTTTACGTTGTGTGATATGGAGGATGGAAGTGAACATATAAATGCTGAATCATTTCATACAACTGGATTATCAGAGTTAAATGATGAAGATTTTGATACAATAGATGTAGCTAATGATATTGTTGAAAGTTCTAATCGAGAACGTGTAATATCTGTAGAAGATACACCTAATATTGATATGGATACTACTCAACCCGTTCAACTTGCAGCTCCTAAATTGCGTCTAAAACGCATGAGTCCTGCTAGTGCAGAATCATGTTCTAGTATGGACGATGATGACTATGATGATTATGAAGGTGATGATATCTTTGTAGAATTTCGTGATTTTCCTGTACAAGTAACCCTTTTGGAACGTGCTGAAGGAACTATGGATGAATTAATTGATAACGAACATGAAAGTGTAGAAACTCTTTCTGAAACAAAAGAAGCTCGTTGGACTTCCTGGTTGTTTCAAGTCATTGCTGGACTAAATGTTGCACAATATATGTATGGATTTGTTCACAATGATTTACATACAAACAATATTATGTGGTCAGGTACCGATAAAACACATTTATATTACCGTATACGTAAGGCTGGAAAAGTAGCAGGTGTTATGAAGGTTCCAACATTTGGCCGTATCATGAAAATTATTGATTTTGGTCGTGCATCATTTCATTTACCTGACCCTGCCGGATTTTTCATTAGTGATGCTTTTTATCCTGGTAATGATGCTGCTACACAATATAATTGTGAACCATTTTATGATTCTGAAGAAGGAAAGAAGGTTGAACCTAATACATCCTTTGATTTATGTCGTCTTGCTGTATCATTACTAGAATCTCTTTATGAAGAACGACCAGCAGCAAAATCACCCGTAAAGATTATGTCTAAAGAGGGTTCCAAACTCTATACTGAAACAGTATCAGATGTTTATAATATGTTATGGGATTGGTTACAAGATGATAATGGACAAAATGTTTTACGTAAACCTAATGGTGATGAACGTTATCCAGATTTTGAACTGTATAGAGTATTAGCATCTAGTGTACATAAGGCTGTTCCAAGCAAACAGATAGAACGTCCTATATTTGAATCATTCCGTTGTAACGAGAAGGATATACCTCCCGATACCACAGTATTTGACCTATTTATTTAAAATCCTAGAGGAATTTTGTTATATACGCAGCGATATAATCCCTGTGTACAAACGTCGGGACCTGGTGTACGTAATTGAGCATTTTGTGTAATATCTGCTACAAACTTCTCCACATTCTTAGCAGTCCAAGATAACAGTATGGAAAGAGTAATTAAGAGAAAAAATATGGTCCAAAGATCGTCCATTCTAAGTGTATCTTTGGTTTTCTTTTTTTACACGAATAAAACAGATAATGGTCGAGCCCAGCTACTTACATAAGAAGTTATATGCTTTCGGAATCCTGCTTCTTATTATTAGCGGTGCCAATGTTGGTATGATTGCATTAACTGGTAAGGATTATGTCACTAAACTTACCGGAGCAGCTTTTGCGAATATGATTTTCTTAGCTGTAGGTGTAGCCGCTGTATCATTGGCATTTTTCCGTGATGTCTATCTACCATTTTTAGGCCCCGCTGTTATGCCCTGTTCATTATTAAAGCCTAGTGTTCCTGATGGTGCTGATTTTGAAGTTCAGGTTTATGCTGAACCCGGCACAAAGGTTATGTACTGGGCAGCAGAACCCGGCACTAAGCATTTACAAACATTGCCCGATTGGCGTGAAGCTTACTTAGAATTTAAGAATGCCGGTGTAGCAGTCGCAGATGATACACGTATGGCTAAGTTACGTGTTCGTAAACCACAACCCTATATGGTTCCATTAAAGGGTAAATTACGCCCTCATATTCATTATCGTGTATGTTTGAATCAGGGATTTGTAGGTCCAGTTCAAACTGTCAATCTAAAACCTGAAGAATGGTTTGAAAATGTACCTGAACAAATGGCTAATGATGGTGAAGAAGAGCATGGTGAAAATCATTCAGGATTTGCTGAATCATTTACCAATATGAACAATATTCCAGCACTTTCAACTACAGATACTACTGAAAAACCATCACCTGCTTTTATTGACTCACAACTCACAAATGCATTTGCTATGCTCGGTGCGAAACAGGAAGGATTTGATAATTACGTAAGTCGTCAGGAGCAAAAGGCACCGTCCGATGTCGCAACAGGATTCGACTATGTACAACCTAATAGTGCTCTAGCGGAAGTAAATACTGTAGCAGCAAATACACTCAAAAATTCACTTATGCCTGAAGATGGTGGATTTGTAGAATCATTGAACAAAGAAAAAGGTACTAGTATGTCCTGGGCATTTGGTCCAACACCTTTTCAATAAACGGATTTAGATGTTTAAATATATATGAATTTTCAATTCATGTATATTTGTATAGTCTAGTATTAAATGTTTATAAATCTGTTGGTGCGTTACGATTGCCACCACGAGAAGCAATTAAGTCACGCTGCTTTGGTGTTGTACATACACAGCCACCACCGCAACTGTATGACGCACCACAGCATTCAGGCTTACATTGATTGTTCTTGAAAATAAAGAGATTATCAGGACCGACCTGTACATCGGGACCAAGTAATGGCTCATTTGGTGAAGGACCACGCCAATTACTTACACCGGTTGGCTTCTTGACAACATTATCATAAGCACCCATTGCCTGATAAGCATCGCCGGCAGGAGCACCGCCTAAAAGATAATCCGCAAATCCCTCGGAGGTCGGGTAGTTTGTGTAACCATTGACCATG